AATAGCTTCAGGGCACTGCATAGGTTTTTATAACACTCTACGGGGATAATGATATCGTCCCCATAAACTGAAACAAGTGAAGTATCTGCGCTCATGCGCTCACAAACGACCAGTGCTATTGCATAAAAAATCAGAGTTTCTAATTCAAATGTGAATCCGTTCCCCATTGAGGAGAACATTTCCAAATTGAATGTCTGACTCTTTTTGTATTCAACTTCATCGATTCTAACTGTGTTCATACCATCGAACCAGTCATCATCCAATAAGTGAAATACAGGCAATAAGGCCACCGTGTTACTTGCATTCTTTACGTCCACCGTAACGATTGTACCGTCGAGTGACCCTAGTAAGGCCAATTCCCGGTTTCTCGTCTGCCCCTGACGAATGTCAAGACCAGCGAGCTTCAATCTATTACGTATTGCTGAACCATAACCCTTCTGATACATCGTACAGAGGGCAGATTCGACAATAACGGAACGTTTAGTTTTTGCATTTTTCGGTACCCCACTGAGCTTTCCTTTAACAACATTATAACTCTGCTTGTGAGCAGACCAATAAGCTGGTAAATCAGCACGCATGTCGCTATTCATAGCTTCATGCATCAGAGAGGAACATGTAGGTGTTGCGTCTAGTTTAAAACGCGCTGCCGTGTGGGTATCAACTCCCACACTTGATCCAGGACCAAATGAAATGTCAAGCGAACATAAATCAGGACATGGACCCAGGATTTCAGTAATTTTTCGAGATACGGCATGAATTATGCCGTTCTCGCGGGTCCATAAGGTACCCGACTGAAACCATGAACTCCATGTCTGATTTGTGCGACGACATTTCTTTTCGGAGTTTATAAATGATTCTAACATTGCTGCTTCGGTATCACAGATTTCTAAATCAGAGTTTTTACTAAAGAAAGCAAGGCACTGCCTTGCATACTGAAGTTCCCTGATCGGTACATCTCGATCCAAAACGGTATAGTTAATATCAAAATTGCAAAGCGCCTCGAAATCATCAGTTTGAACGAGATTACATAACTCGTCAGACCAACGTCCGCTGCGC